CGTTAGCCATAGCAAAATAATCAACAACGAGCCGAAAGAAAGGAGAGTTAGGAGGAAGCAGAGCCAGAAGCAGCTTACTAGCAAGATTGTTGACACCTCTAGCACCCATCCCTTGAAACGGTGTTGGAAAAGTCGTTGACGCATTGTGTCCCTCCGGTGGTATGAGATAGGGAAGGGTCAGCTCGGCTGACTCCCTAGCTCTGGCTAAGAATTGAGTACGCTCCTCGGAACAGTTCTTATAGAAGCTACGGATGGATTCGATTCTCATTAGGCATTCACTCCTGTTTGACCTGACCCTGAGTACTGGATACCTGTCTTAGCGATGGTCAATCCAGACCGAGTAGTGTTACGCTTACCTCCGCTGCGCTCCTGCTTACGTTTCCTAGACGCAGACCTACCCAACCTAGCGATGGTAACTGGGGCTGGCGCAGGTGCTACTGGTGTTGCCGCTGGCGGTGTTGATCCTCCTCCTCCTCCTCCAATACACATAATGATTTACCCTTCTTCTGTTAGTGTTGCAGTTAAAATGTTGTCGGACTGCTCTTTCCGAACCGATTTGAGTAGTCTTACTACTGCAACCTGTCCTTGTAAACGACAAATTTCAGGGAAAGTAGCACACTCTGGCATCCTGTCGGGAAACCTCTCGTCCAACGCCTCCACTAACTCATCAGTAATCACGGGGAAAGATATGTAATCATCCATGCTGTACCTCCATTAATTCCAGTTCATTTATAAGGAAAGCTACGCCCTCGCATAGCTGATCCAAGTTATTCTTATCGTTGGGCAAGAGGTAGTCGGGGGTTATGTCCTGCATCTCTGTCTCTGATTGATGGATGGACTTCAGCATCTTAGCCTTATTGCCCAGCACCTTTACCAGACTACCCTTGCAAATGTCCTTAACATAAGCAGCCTCGTTAATGAAACGTATATCAGTAACAACAATAACATCAGCAAGCTCATGGAACATATCCATCTGTGGTTTTATTTTCTTAATCCAGTAGTCAGGATCGTTAAACCTACGGTACTCCAGACCCCACTCTTGGAGTAAGGTTCTGAAATGATCTTTGTTAGCATCGATGGTTTCCACCGACAATCCGTGCCTGTCTGCTACCTCTCTCTTCACCTCGTCACCGAAGGCCACACGCACGACAGTCTTGTCGTCAAGTGCAGCCTTCAGTGCTTCGTAGACAGTATCCTTTCCACTGCCAGCGCGACCAACTAATCCTATTACTTTTGCTTTGCTCATGGATTCCAGAGTTTAACTTTCTTAGTGTTGAAGTCGTAGTCACCGTGTCGGAGGATGCGGGCTACCCTTGCTTGAGTTAGTGCGTGGCGTGTAGACAACCCAGCCTTATCAAAGGCAGTCAGTACCTTAGTCCATAGGTTACTGATGTCATCCTCACCATTCATAAGCTTCTCTGCTTTCACGGGGCCGTAGCTAGGACAACCCTTGTAGTTATCTGTGCTGTCTCCTACTAGTGTCTGAAAGATATGGAACTTGTCAGCAGCTAGCTCGCTAGTGTGTATCACACCCTCCTCAGGTTTGTCTGGGTTGTACATCCTGCAAGGAATAGATTTAAAATCCTTATCAACACTAACAATAACCCTATCGTACCCCACCTCTGGGTCAGTCGCAGCGATACCAATAAGATCATCAGCTTCCAGAGGCTCGACTAGCTCAGCACCCCACCTATCCTTCATGTGCTCCTTCAAGGTAGAGAGAATCATAGGCTTGCGGGTATCCTTGCGGTTAGCCTTGTAGTCCTCGAAGAACCCTGCCCTAAAGTTCTCTCTTCCAGTAAGGAACACCCGTGCCTTGTCAGCTCCGAGGGTTTCCATCACATCCTTTATCCAGATGTCAACCTGCGCTTTACCTTCGTAAGCGTCAGCGTGTAGTGTCCAGAAGTCGTCGCCCCAGTGGATAGGCTCTTCACATACAGACGCTATCTTATACGCGACCACATCTCCATCAATAAGTAGTTCCATTTTATTCCTTTTTATTTTTTATATAACTTTTTACTAGGTTGTATTTGTTTTCTATTTTTCGGTTAACTTCAATAGCCATAACCATCTGCTTGACACCATGGCTAACAGCCCCGTGTCTACGTTCGTACAACTCTGCTAACTGACACACACCATAGCCATGCTCTCGGAGCACCTTCCATAGTAAGTGACGCGCCTCGCAGAGTTGTTGCTTGCGACACCTCCGAGTCAGGTCAGCTCTAGTAATGCCAAACAGACCACAGATATATTTTTCTATTGCTTCTCTTTCCATAGTATTATTAGTGAGTTTCCGCCCAGTTGCTTCCCTCTTTAGCTGCCCCAGCTAAGGGACACCTGAAGTTGAACGCTTCGCCAGCCTCGACGATAGATTTCTCTGCTTCCTTAGCTATCTTCTCAGAGAACTCAGGCCAACACTCTATCTGGAACTCATCGTGAACGTGCGCCACGAATGAGAAGTCTTCGCTAGGTTTAAGGCCCATCTCTACCAACTTATCAAACAAAATAACAGTAGCCTTCTTCATCAGTACAGCACCCGCTGATTGTAGGAGAGTGTTCAACGCAGCGTGGTCACTCCTCACATGAAGTCGCCGCCCGTCGAGACCCCATAGGTAATCGCGTGTCTTTAAAGCCTTGGAAATTTTTTCCTTCAAAACCCTCAGGCTTGGTAGGGATTTCAAAAACTTCTTCTTGATGGACTTACCTTCTGCCGCACCCTTGCCAATGATCTGCCCGATCTTTGCATCGCCAGCACCGTACAAGAATCCGAAGATAAATGTCTTAGCATTATCCCTAGTAGGTAGGCCCGCTGCCTCTTGGTTCACCGCATGGATGTCACTCTCCAAAAGCTTAGAGATATAAACATCATCATTCATATAGTGAGCCAAGCAGCGTAGCTCTAGGCCAGCAGCATCGCATCCCACTAGTACCATACCATCGGTAGCTGTGAACAGGGCTCGGTAAGCTGCATCTCTAGGAACCTGTGCCATGTTCGGACTCCGGTGTGTACACCTACCTGTCACAGCACCGTTGCCTATGACATGACCGTGCATCCTACCGTGGCGTTCCAGCTTGAGCCAACCAGCCTTACCATCCCCAAGCTGACCCATACGTTTCTGCAGTAGCAGAACCTTAGATAACATCTGAGCTTCAGGGTACGGAAGCCCGCACAGTATAGTCTCATCCACCTTAGGCTTACCGTTCTCGGTGAAGTCAACAGGTTCCCAGCCCATAGCGTGAAGCCTCTCTGCAATGTGGTCACGACTAAGGGAGTTAAAGGGTACTCTCTTGATCTTGTTCGGCCCCTTCGCTACATCCTTGGCCTTGAAACCAGAGGCTACTGCTGCTGTCTTAGTTTCAAACAGTTCGTTCCCTGCCTTCCAGAAGGTAGACTTCATCTGTATCTCCTTGGGTGGATATATCTCCTGCAACTGGTCGTCAAGCACTAGCTTCTCCCCCGCTAGTTCCCCATACAATCTGTTAGCAGCATTCACATCAAAACAAAAACCGTGCGCCTCTTGCATAGTCATAATCGTTGCGAACTTGTGCTCCAAATCCAGAGAGATAGCCGAGTAATCCTTAGCCTCAAAGTTAAGGAATATCTTACGGGTAATCAGGGTATCCTTGACGCAGTACTGCTCCATCTCAGGACTCCAAGTGTCGAACCCGTGCTGCTCCTTGAAGTCTCCCTTGAGGTGACCAATGCGGTGACCCCAAGCCTTCAAGCTATGGCTACCAATCATCTTGGGAGGAAGGTTCTCGTTTCCCCTCTGTCTCTTAGAGAAGTCTTCGTCCCGTATGTCAGCGTGGATAAGCCTACTCATTACCAGAGTATCTAGTACCTCTGCCTTAGGAGTCCAGCTACGGAGCTTCTGTAGTACAGGTATGTCATAATTAATAACATTATGTCCCAAGATTACATCAGCCCTGTCCAGCATAGCCAACCCTTCGTCGATGGAGTAACGGGATTGACCCCCGTACTCATCGTTGAAGATGAAGGATTCCTCTGTGTCCACATCAGTTATCACTAGACAATGGATGCGGTTTACTTTAGGTAGGAGATTGTTAGTCTCTAGATCGAATACAAGTCTAGTCATACTTCTGTCTCCATCACAGCCAGCTCTGTTAGGCGACCTGTATCGTGACCATACTCCAAGGAGGTAGCCACGCCTGTCTGCCCAGACCAGCGGTTCTTTAGTACTCGGACACGGGTAACATCAGGTTCTTCTTCATCCTGTTGGTTACGTTCCAAGCCAAACACCATGTCACTCAACTGTGCGATACCAGCAGAGCCACGCAGTTGGGATAGGCTAGTCAGCCCACCCTCTTCGTGCCCTCTGCCATCAGGTCTGCGAAGGTGACTCACCAACAGCAGACCAAACTTAAGTTCCTCCACCAGAGAACGGAGTCTCGTCATAGTATTATCAATGAACCTACGTTCATCCCCTGACTCAAGGCCAGACACGACAATGGAAAGGTGATCCAAGAATATATACTCACAGCCACAGCCTGTAATCATGTACCGCATACGGTTCACTAGGTTGTCGCTATCCATAGAACCAAAGTGATCATACAGGAAGCACTTACCAGAGCCTACAGTAGCCTCGAAAGCAGCTCGCTTTTCTGTAGCATCAGCCGCAGCAGGGTTAAGTAGTATATTCTTATTCAGGTGGAGGCTCATCAAACCTAGTGATGTCCGACGCACGTTCTCCTCCAAGGCAATGTAACCCACGGTACTGTCCCGCTGGATCAGGTCGAAGGCAATCTCCTTACAAATCTGAGACTTACCAATGCCAGACCCAGCACATAGGGTAACGATCTCTCCCTTGCGGATGCCATGAGACAATGCGTTCAGCCCCTCCCAAGGGTAGGGAGTACCATCGTTCACTAGCTCTTTGGATACTGTATCCCATAGCTCTCGACCATCTACAATACCATCGGGCCTGAACACAGGTGCGTTCCAGATTGCACGGATGATCTCTGCCCCCTGCCCAGCTACCAACATCTCATTGGCATCCTTGAGGGGGAGGATGGCTAGCTTGGCCTTACCAACAGGTAGCACAGCAGCACATTCCTTTGCTGCCTTACGCCCAGCATCATCGTTATCGAACATGAATATAATTTCCTCAAATTGATTGAGGTAATCAAAGTTCGCTGCGATTACTTTCTTAGCACCTGCTGCTCCGTTAGGAAGGGAGACGACAGGCCATTTGTAATCCTGTACCTGACTCACGCTAAGTGCGTCTATCTCTCCCTCTGTTATGACTAGCTTCTTACCGCCAGACCACAGGTGTGCACCATACAGCCCAGCCTTTGAGAAGTCTCCCAAGGCTAGGAAGTTCTTGTTAGGTAGTCGTATCTTCTGAGCTACGATAGCACCATCCTCACCATAGAAGCTGGCGATGTGACAAGCAGCCCCGTTGTGTGTGCCTACCATGTAGCCCCACTTGCGACAGGTAGCTTCCGTTACGCTCCGATTACGAAGTTCCTTAACACTTCCCCATAGGAACCCTGACCTTCCGACTTTAGAGCTGCCGTTAGTTGCTTGGTGGTTGCTTTCAGTATTGCTACCTCCCTCTTTTTCGTGGGCTTGGCAGTTGAAGCAGTAGGAGTGTCCGTCGTCATAGGTTGCCCGTGCATCGGACGACCCGCATTTTTCGCATGGTTCATGGCTTATAAATGTACTGTCTTGTTGTTCGGTGTTCATGTTAGCGTTGTTGTTGCGTTGTATCTTCTCTAAGCAAACCACGATGCGGGTGGAACCTTGTGAGCCCACAAGAAATCATTCTTCTCTGCCCACATCGCGCAAGTTGTTTTAGATCCTTTTGTTATAGGTAGTTTAGCGTTCTGAAATACAAAACGAATATCAATATCAGGGTTGTGCTCTCTTACGAGCTTATGTTTCTTCCGGTCACTGGCCGAGAAGAGACCCTTTGCCTCGATGAAGAATCCCTTACCCTCGATCCTGAAATCAGGACAGTAGAGTTTGTTAGCTTCAGGTCTGACAAACGGAATCTTCTCGACCTCATAAGACCACACCTGCCCAAGCTCCGTTAGCTTAGCTGAGAGGTACGCCTCATACTGTGATCGAAAACGGTGTGCCACTTACAGTTCGTCCTCCGCTACTGCAGCCATAGGGGCTACGGCATCGTTGTTCTCGCTGGCTATGACAGGAGCAGCGTTAGCTGCAACGGCTTCTTCTGGAGCAGTGTATCCTCCAGCGTGGTTGTCAAATCCAAGGCTCTCAGCCGAGGCTTTCTTGTACTCTACGAGCTCCACCACTTGCACAGCATTGAGGCGTAGCTTGAGGCCACAACCCATAGTTGGCGTGAAGTACGGAGCGGGTACAAAGTTAATGACAAGCTTGCTGCCGCCACCAATTACAGGGCCAACGAAGCCCTTACCTTGTCCGTCGTAAAGCTTAGGACGTTGCACCCAATTCTTACCTGTCTGTGTGGTGACATCATGCTTCATTGAGAACTTGAAGTCCCACTCACCTGTCTCGTTACCGTCTTCATCGATAGCTGCCTTCACCGTAAGCGGTGCTCGCTTGAGGTTAGGCTTGCGACGAGTCTTCATCTGATCGATGTGCCACTCGTCAAGCTTAGCGTCCAACGTGTTCTTTAGTTCTTGACCAGCCTCGGCGGGTACACGAAGGGTGACGCTGAAGATACCAGCGGGATCGAACTTGTAGTCAGGCTCGTTGAGACGAGGGTACACAGCCACGCCCACTGGCGTGTTCAACTGTTCATTCTTATGGTTACTCATTTTAGTTTTAGTTGTTGCGTTATCTTAGTTGCTTAGCACGGCCAAGCGTTACCGATACATATACGCCGATTCCCTAACCCCGTCAACATTTAATTTACCGAACATTGACGAAAAGCTGTCCACAGTGTCCTCTAACACCTGTTTTTCTGGGGTTTTTAGGCTAAAAAATTTCTTCCAAAAAACTTTAGGGTCTGCCGAGAACACATCAGCATTGGTGTCACGGAGGGTCTGTAGCAGCTCATCCATATCACAGGCATGGGTACTAAAAGAATCATGAACAGAGGCAACAGAGCTAGCCTTAGTGCGAGAGAGGGCTATGTGTAGCACCGAGGCATCCAAGCTATGGATGAAGTTGGGAACAAAGGCTCTACCCATCTTAGCTGTGTCCACATCTCCTGTCTCAGCGTTGTAGTTGAACGAACGAATGCGCCCAAAGAGTAACGACTTGACTTGCCTTGTCTTTGTTTTTTTGTAGTCCTGTACGACAGGGAATCCGCTAGGACTTAGCCAAACTAAGGGTGACCCTAAGGACTTACCTAAGGCTTCCATATAAGACATGAGTATAGAAAACTCAGGGTACTCCTTATAGAATGAAGATATAATAATAAAAGCTAAGTAGTCTGCAGATTTCCGTAGTCTACCAGAGAACAAGCTAGAGTTCTTCCCCCAGTACCACTGTATGATTAACTCTGTAGCTTTATATTGGGTACACCCGTAGGGTAACGTCATGATTATAGACTTGACTAAGCTTCTGTCTAAACCTAAAGATAACCAGTCCCAACCAACTGAATTAGACTCAAGCTTACTCTTAACATTCCCTAGAGTGAGCTTATAGATATCCTTAGGAGGGTGATTAGTTTTACTTATGCAGTTGGTGTCTTCTGCACCCTTCTCGTACTTCAGGAGCATAGACATAATCTGTAGCCCATTGCTTGAGGCGTCTATCGATATGGGCATATGGCTCTCCTTCAGCTCACCCTTCATCCACTTGGATGCCTCCAAAGCCCACGCAAGGAACTGCCACGGCTCGTCAGCACTAGACCACCATAAGTCCGCCGTAGGATCTTTCGCTATGAGGTGTAGTCTCTCCCTACATTTGCGCAACCACTCATGAGGCAACATATTGTTAGCGTTACCCCATAGAGTGTAACCGTACTTTAGGAACCACTTCTCACCGTCTTTGGTGAGGGGTTTGCCTTCGGAGAACTCAAGAAGACCACGGCTCAGGTCACCAGCTTGAAAGTTCAGGAAGTTAGGCACAGGATATGCCCTACCCCTGAAGTCGAACTGATGTGGAAAGTAGATGGCCGGTTCTGCGCGGAACTTACCAGCAACCCAAAGAATTTTTGCTGTTGAAAGTCTGAGCCCTCTCCTAGCGATGTCCTCCTTGTGGAACTTGGCTGCTTTCTTACGCCACGCTTCTCTAGCCTCCTTGTTAGTCTCTATGTCAATAGGCTTGGCAGGGGCGGCGTTATCTTTGGACTGAGGGAAGCCAGCTACCTCGTACTGGTTTTCCCAGAAGTATTCTGCTGTTTCCAGTACCTTAGCGTTAATTCTCCACGGGGTAGACTGAAGCTTTCTAAGGGCTAGGTACGGATGTGAGTCATCCATCTTATCCAACAGTTCTAGGTGTACTGGGTTAGATACTTTGAACGTGCATACATCGAAGGATTGATACCCGAATTTCTCTGAAGATGGCAGGTAAAGAGGAGTCAAGAACTCGTGGTAATTTTTGTAGTTCTGAATCCACAGCTTTGTTTTCTCTGTAGGGACTAAGTAAGGTACTTTTTTGAACTGGCCGACGATGATAGTAGAAAGCGCGACCAGCCCTGTGTGTTTCTGCAACAGATTGATAAGCACTAGTCCGGTTCTGCACAGTATGTCCTTACCCCACCCTTCCCATTCTGTCTGCAGGTTCAGACGCTTGGTGAGGGATCTGCTGGAGTACTTCTTGTACTTGAATCCTACCCTCGATTCCATGGAGGACTTGATGAAGTTCCACTTGTCTGGATTAGATTTCTTCAGGGCTCTCAAGCGAGCCTCTTCCTCTATGAACGATCCTAGCTTAATAGCCGTCGCTGTTAGGGGCTGGTTTACAGAGATACAATCCAACACGACACGACAGGTCAAGTCGGCTAGAACCTCGTTAGGAACATCGACTAGGAACTTAGCGATGTCTTTGTTGTACCCTGCAGTAGAACTCTCAAACCACTTCTGTATTCCCTTACATAAGGGAGGTATCGCCCCCTTCGATAAGGTAATCCCATAGGAAGTCTGTGATTCTTGATTCTTTGCTTTTAGTTTATTTATTAGGGAGTGGAATCTTTCTTTCCCTAACTGGCGCATTTGGTTTTCCGTCATCGTTTAGGTGTGAGTATCCGTTCCATTGATAAGGTGGGCCTAGAGGTGTGAAGATACGGTTTGCCACTAGGTAACCATACTGATAAATACCAACAACACCCCTCAAAGTGTCCCTGTCTTTTAGCGAGACTATGGCCTTCTTGTACTTGCCAACTTGAAGTCTAACTTTTGTTGCTTTTTGAGGAGCTTTAGGAAACTCCAACTCTTGTTCAATCATTGGTTATTAGCCCGATTTGTTTTCTTGCTTTGCATAACTAGGTTCTTTGCTGCGTTACTGAGGTTGCCTCGTTTGTTGCGTTGTTTATGCCCTACGTCCTTGCCATCTCCCTTTGATGCCGCCCCCTTCTTAATCATAAGCCGCCTCGCCCCATTGCGTTGCGCTCTACGTTTCTTCTGAAGGCCCGCCTTGTGGTAGCTGTCGTACTCCTGTCTGTAGTTTCTTGCTGCGCTCATTCTTTTTTCAGTATGCACAAAACTCCAGTCGAGTCAATGGGCTACGATGATAGTAGGAGTCCCCCGTGTCCCCGCTGGCGATCCATATAAGGTACACACACATACAACAATAAAAAAGGGGGTAGCCAAGTAGGAATGACTAGAACCTACTCAACTACCCCCAGTTCACCTCCTCGGTGCTATGATGAATCTTTGTACTCTATATAAGAATCTTCATCCTTTCGTATAATTATTGGGTCGTACATTCTACTTTTATTCCTGTAGTTATGCCATTCAGAGTTGTCGATAGCTTTTAACACTATTTTAATAACACCTGAGATTAGGAACATAACTACAATGAACAGCAGTATTATTTTGATCTCCTTCCATAGATGTTCCATAGGTTATCCATTTGTACTCGGCATTAGTTCCATTTGGTTAGTCTGGTGGCTATACTTGTAAGATGCTCTAGGCTTTGTCTTATCGTAGCTTTTATTATTATTTGTAAGAATAGCAGCAGGTTTAAAAGAACTTTGTGAAGTTCCGAATGCTTTGTGAGCACTACTGGTCATACTCACCGCAGTCTCCATTGCTTCGAATTTCTCCATTCGTATCTTACCGTTAGGCTTGATAATGACTGATCGATGATCCTTCATCCTGAACGATGGTGTTGCAATCATTCCCAATGCCTTAGCTAGAGCTTGTGCCATGTGTTTCTCTGTAGCGAATACCATTGAGTTGTTTAACTTCGGTATGCCAGCCATGTACAACCGAGCACGGTCATCCTTAGCTATAATCATCTCATTCTTAGGTGAGATACACATTGTAGCTGCATAACCTTCCAGCGAGTCAGCCCAATCGTGGTGTCCCTTACCGAATGCGTATGTATTCAGTAGGTACTCAGAGTCACAAGAGCTGTATCTCTTTTGTAACAGCTCCAGTTCAGGTACGGACTTGTCTTCCCAAGCGTAGATATGGTCAGCTATGTCTACAACACCGTTGTGAACCAATGCCCATCCCTTCTTACGGAATGGATGAGTGTTGGTAAGGTTAACGCTGTTGGTAGCAGTACGACCGTGGATAATCATAGGGCCAGTTGGTTTATCTGGGTGACCTGATGATAGCATTGGTACGTCTGCTACTTCGAGGTACTTGCCGAATACTTTCTTAGAGTATCCTACAGTTCCAATACCTGAGAAGTCAGTTGGACTTGTGTACTTCTCTACATAGTAGTCGTGTCGTTTTGTT